GGAGACCGTGCCGTTCGACGACACCTACAGCAACGGCGAGATGGTGCCGGGGGAGAGCACGTACAACTGCCGGTGCGTGAGCATCGTCTTCGTGGCGCGACGCTGACCATTCCCCGAACGGGAGCGGTGTAAATGGCATCTACCGCACGAAGGTTCTAGCGTACATCCAGAGGCGCACGCACTCACCGTTCGACCCGTAGAGGACACCGTTATGTCGCTCCCAACATTCGAGAAGAAAGGCGACATCCCGAAGGGCTTCGAGAGCGAGTACGAGGAGAAGGACGGTAAGTGGGTGCCGAAGGACAGCGCGGCCGAGATTCGTGAGGCGCTGGCCAGCGAGCGCGAGAAGCGTGAAGCGGCCGAGGCAGCGACGAAACTGACCGCGAAGGAACTCAAGAAACTGCAGGGCGACGCCGCAGCCCATAAGGCGGGCGTCACGGAAGAGCAACTCAAGGAGATGCGCGCGACGATTCGCGCGGAAGTCGAGGCCGAGTTCGCGCCGTTCAAGGCGCAGGCCGAGACGCTGGCCGCTGAGAATCGCACGCTCAAGCTGGACAACGCGATCAAGAAACTGGCGGGCGAGGCGGGCTTCCTGCCGACCAAGCTCGATGATCTCTGGAAGTTGCACGGCGAGGAGTTCGACCTGACGGACGACGGCAAGCCGATGGTGAAGGGCAAGCCCGCCGTGGAGGTCGCAAAGCACATCGAGGCGCTCAAGAAGTTGCGCCCCGAGTGGGTGCAGGGCTCGAGGGCTGACGGCGGCAACACCGGCGGGAGTCGCGGCAGTGCGCCGGCAGCAGGGGCCGAGGATGTGGTGAAGCAGCTGTTCACGAATCCGGCCAGTGTGGTGGCCGCGGCGCGAGCGGCAGGGCAGACCGAGTAAGGCACAGCAGATCGCAGACTGGCACGAGTCTGCACCCGTAGCGAACACCGTAGCACACGCAGGGCCGTAGGCGCCGAGGGATTCGGCGAGGTCGTTCACCCGAATCCCCGCGTGCGTGCCAACGCTCCGACGGGGACAACCCCCATAGGAGCTCCATCATGGCACTCACGCTCATCGAGGCGATGAAGGTCGCCGCGACCGAAGGCAAGACCATCAAGGCCGGCGTCATCGCCCAGTTTGCCCGCGCCTCCGCGTGGCTGGCGGCGATCCCCTTCAAGGACATTCAGGGCAACGCGTACGCGTACAACCTCGAGGGCACGCTTCCGGGCGTCGCCTTCCGTGGCATCAACGAGTCGTTCACGCCCTCGACCGGCATCATCAACCAGGCGGTCGAAGCGCTGCGCATCGCCGGTGGCGAGCTCGACGTCGACACGTTCCTCGTGAAGACGGGCGGGCCGAACGTCCGCAACACCCACGAAACGATGAAGATCAAGGCGCTGGCCGCCTCGCTGTCGTCGAAGCTCATCAAGGGCGACTCGACGAGCGACCCGCGCGAGTTCGACGGCCTGCAGAAGCGCATCACCGGATCGCAGCTGATCGCCGCGGGCACGACCGACAACGGCGACGCCCTCTCACTCGCCAAGCTCGACGAGCTGATCGACGCCGTGGCCGGCCCGAACAAGGTGCTGCTGATGAACAAGGCGCTGCGTCGTCGCCTCTCGGTGGCCGCGCGCACCACGACCGTGGGCGGCAACATCCTCTACACGCAGGATGAGTTCGGCCGCCAGCTGATGAAGTACAACGACATCCCGATTCTCGTCGAGTACCCCGAGAACGACGGCACGGAGACGCTGGCGTTCGACGAGCAGGGTGACGTGGGCGGCACGCCGGGCGGCTCGACCTCGACGTCGATCTACTGCGTGTCGTTCGCCGACGGCTACGTGGCCGGCCTGCAGAACGGCGGCATGGACGTGCGCGATCTGGGCGAACTGCAGTCGAGCCCGGTCTACCGCACCCGCGTGGAGTGGTTCGCGGGCATGTGCGTCGAGAACGGCAAGGGCGCGGCACGCCTCGGCGGCGTCGCGAACGCGGCCGTGGTGGCGTAACCCATGTCGACGACGAAGACGCTCTCCGGTTCCGTGTCCACGGGCACGGGCCGGCAGGCGTCGGATGACGTGAGTTTTGCCGTCCCCGACGCAGGCACGGGTCGGTCGAACGCGATCGTCGGCGTGCTGACCGAGACGGTGCTGTTCTCGCAGTTCACGGATGGCGGCGCGGCCGTGGGCACGTTCCAGTTGGCGGGCTCCGTGCCCGCCGGCGCGGTGCTGCTCGGGTCGAAGGTGATCGTGAACGCCGGGTTTGCCGGCGACACGTCGGCCGCGCTCACGATCGGCGACGGCTCGGATGTGGACCGCTACAACACGGGCACGCCCAGCGTGTTCGCGACGGCGGCCAGCGGCATCGAAACCGGCGCACCGTCGGGCTCGAAGCTCATCACCACCGCCAACCGGCCAACGCTGACCGTCACGTCAGCGGCCGATTTCACGTCGGTCAGCGCCGGCAGCCTGACCGTCAACATCTACTTCCTGCAGACCGCCTAGCAGGGAGCGCGCGACCGCGACGCAAGGGAACGCTGGCGGCTCCGGGATCGCGGCCCGACCGCCGGCGAGGGTGAAGGCGAAACCCCCGTGACCGGACCTCGCCTGACGGGCGAGTCAATCTCACCGCGCCGATCGGCGCAAGGACACTCAGATGGCAGTCGAACGGCAGCGGAAGGACCAGAGCTTCGATTACAACCTGCGCATGAAGGATGCCGGGCTGGTCGCGGCCAGCGCAGCCGCCCAGGTGGGCGGTGCGGACAAGATCATCGACATCGGGGCCGGGCGCGTCGACGCCCGTGTGATCGTCGACGTCAGCGCGTGCGAAGTGGCGACGGGCAACGAGCAGTACATCGTCATCGTGCAGGGCTCCGATTCCGCGACGTTTGCGTCGGGCGTGTGGAATCTCGGTGCGACGATGCTGGGCGACTCCTCGGTGTCGCTGGAATCGGCCGACACCGTGGCGGGCCGCCGCGAGATCCACTTCTGCAACGAAGTGAACGGCACCGTGTACCGCTACCTCCGCGTGTACACCTTCGTCGCCGGCACGATCGCGACGGGCATCAACTACACGGCGAACCTCGCCGTGAAGGCGTAACGCCCCATGTCTGCCCCGACGCGCACGCCCGAGGGGAAGTGGGTGCTGTATGACCGCGTCACCGGCGAGCGCCTCGTGCGCTGGCCGGTCGACGCGCGCGGGATGCTGGAGAGCGGCGGTTACACGGCCGAATCACCTGATGGGGCTGAGCCCTCTGCGGCACCGGAGCACGTCGCCCCCAGCATCCCCGCCCCGCCGTATGAACATCCGCTCGGCGTCGCGCCCGTCCTCACGACGGCAGAGACCGCCTCGCCCGGTCAGCCGATGAGCGTGACCCGCTCGTCCGGCAAGCCGCGCGACTTCAAGGGAGCGCGGCGCTAATGGCGATCACCATCACCGCCACCGTCGGCTCGGCCTCGGCGAACTCGTTCGTCACCGAGGCCGAGGCAGTCACGTACCTCGCGACGCGTCTCAACCGCGCCTCGACATGGACGACGGTCAGCGGATCGACCTGCACCGACACCGAGAAGATCGCCCTTATCGAAGCGACCCGCGAACTCACGCGCATCGCCTGGCAGGGCGCGCGCGTGGATGACACGCAGGCGCTGTCATGGCCGCGCAACTACTGCGTCGACCCCGACGCGCCGCTCGCCCTCGGCACGTCCACCACCGTGGGCTACCCGTACTATCTCGCGACCGAAATCCCTGACCGGATCAAGGAAGCGACCATCGAACTCGCCAACGAGTTCCTCAAGGCCGGCACGACCGACCTCGCCGTCGCCGATCCCAACGCCGGCGTCATCGAAAAGACGGTCGATGTCCTCACGACCCGCTGGGCGTCGGCCGGATCGCGCCCCACGGGCTACGCGCGATTCCCCCGCATCGTCGCCCTCATCCGTCCGCTGCTGGCCACGCAGGGCGGCGGACTCGACGTGGTGCGCGTCTAGTGGCCTCGTACGCGGCCGAGCATGCCAGCGCCCTCGCGGATATCCGCGCGGCAGGCGCCGACGTGACGTTCTCGGTCGACCTGCCGGGCACGTACGACGCGGCCACGGGCACATACAGCGGGGCGAGCACGGTCACCGTGACCGGCGCGGCGGTGCGTGTGCCCGGCAACCCCGAGACGTACCGCCGCCTCTCGCTCACCGAGGGCGAGGCGCCGACGCTGCTCTTCGCACCCAACACGTACGGGTCGATGCCCACGCTGCCGATGCGCGTGACGTGGGACAGCGTCGACTACACGGTGCGCGACATCAGCCCGACCGGCCCGAGCGGCCCGCCGTGGCTCGCGCGCGTGGTGGTGGCCCGATGAGCGCCAGCGAACAGGTGATGCGTTTCTCGCGCAAGGTCGAGACGCTCTCGACCGCCGTCTTCGTGGACGTGGCCAACGACGTGAAGGAATCCATCGTCAACGGCTCGCCGCTGACGGGCGCCCCGGGCCAGCCCGTGGACACCGGCAACCTCAAGAGTAGCTGGCAGCTGGTGTTCGCCTCCACGAAAGCCGCGATCATCGGCACGAACGTGAAGTACGCGCGCGTGATCGAGGACAACACGCGCGGCGCGCTGCTCCGCTCGAAGGTGGGCGGCTTCCATTCCGTCAAGCTGACCCTGCAGGGCTTCAAGCGGATCGTTGACGCGGTCGCGCGCCGGCACAAGGACGGCGCCGCATGAACCACGCCACCCTGCGCCTTGCGCTCCGCGCTCGCGCGACCGCCGTGACCGTGTGCACCACCGGCTCGGCAACGCTCACCGCCACCACGGCGGGCTATACGCGCACGAGCGGCTCGTTTCTCACCGACGGCTTCAAGCCCGGCATGGAAGTGATCCCGACGGGGTTCACGCAGACGGCCGTGGGTGTCGTCTCGTCTGTCGCCGCGCTCACGCTCACGATCAGCGGCGGGCGCACGGCGGAATCGGCGGGTGCGGGGCGTTCGCTTCGCGTCGCGCTCCCGCAGCTCGTCGGATGGGACAACGTGCCGGTCACGCCCGTTGCGGGGCGGCCGTTTCTCGAGGAAGAACTCGTCCCCGCGAGTGCGTCGCTCCTCACGCTCACGTCGCGTGGGCAGGTCGACCGCGACGGGCTCTACGTGCTCCGCTGGTACGGCCTCGCGGGCATGGGGCCGGAAGCGATCGACGCCTGCACCGACGCCGTGCTCGCGGCCTACGCGCCGGGCACGGGCGAAACGCTGTCTTCCGGCGAAACGCTCCGCATTCGCACGACCCCCGCGCCGTGGCGCTCCGGCATCGTGCCGAACCCCACGAGCGAGACCGCCGGCTTCGCCGTCTGCACCCTCACGATCCCCTATCGCGTGTCGTCCCTCAACCCCGCCTAAGAGGCACCTATGGCCACCGAACAGTCAGGCAAGAACGTCATCATCAGCTACAAGGCGCAGGCGGGGCTCGGCACGCCGGCGACCGGCGCCGGCGGCACCGGTCTGCAGATCGCCGAGTCGCCAGGGTTCAAGCTGAACCGCGCGCAGATCACCGATCCGTCGGTGCGCCGTGACGGGCAGACCCGCCGCCCGCGCCTGGGCTCCAAGATGACCGACGGGTCGTACAACGTGCCGCTCCGTGTGGGCGAGATCGACACGCTGTTCGCGGCCCTGCTGCGCGCCTCGGCCACGGCCGCGGTGAACATCACCGAAGCGACCATGACGTCGATCACGACGACGACGAGCACCATCGTGGCGGCGGCGGGCTCGTGGCTCACACAGGGCGTCCGCGTCGGCGATCTCGTGAAGCTCACCGGCCACTCAACCGCCGCGAACAACGGCAAGTGGCTACGCGTGCTCGGCGTGACGGCGAACACGATCACCGTGCCGGCCGCTTCGCTCACGACCGACGCCGTCGCCGACACGTCGTTCACGCTCACGATCGCGAAGAAGATCGTCTCGGCGGCCACGCTGACCGAGAAATACTTCACCTTCGACGAGTACCTCGCCGACATCGACGTGTCCGACGTCTTCACCGACGTCAAGGTGTCGAGCTTCAAGCTCTCGGTGAAGCCCGACGGCGTGGCGATGTGCACGTTCGGCCTCGTCGGCCTGGACGGCACGCCGACCGCGACGGGCAGCTCGCCGACGCTCACGTCGCCGACGTTCACGACGACGCTCGCCCTCGAGCTCGACACGGGCAAGATCGCCATCAGCGGCGTCGACTACGCCGACGTCTCGGGCGTGGACCTCGAGTACAACCTGAACGGCAAGACGGCGGCGGTGCTGGCCACGACCTCGCCCGACGTCTTCCTCAGCAACGCGGTCGGCACGGGCACGCTCACGATGCTGCGCCCCGACTCGACGCAGTTCACGGGGTTCCGTGCCGAGACGCAGTTCTCGCTGTTCCTGCACTTCATCGAGCCCGAGACGGACCCGGCGGATTTCGTCGCGTTCTACCTCGGCTCGTGCATCTACACCGGCCAGTCGAACCCGAAGGGCAACGAGGGCGAGCTCGTGCAGACGCTCCCGTTCGCGTTCGGCATCGACGAGGACGGCGGCTCGAGCCACGACGTGCTGACCTCGATCAAGATGGTCACCAGCGCCGCGTAACACGCACGACCCGGCGCCGCACGCGCGCCGGCGCTTCCTGCTGCCCAGACGTTCTGCACTCGCCGTGAGCAAGGGTCCGTGAGGTCATGCGGGCGTGCACCCGCCGGCGAGTGCGGAACCCCCGCTCTGAGGAATCGCACGCATGACTCGCAAGATCAGGCAGACCCCGATCGAGACGCCCCGCAAGGGCTTCGACATCAGCACCCGCCGCATGGCCGAGTCCATCGAGATCACGCTCGTGGACCCCGTCGACCCCAGCCGCGAACTCGACGCGCACATCACCCTGCTGTCCCCCCGCGCGAAGCCGGTCATGGACGCCGTCGCCCGCCCCACCGTGACGTTCGACAAGGACGGCAAGCCGGAACTCAACGGCTCCGATTTCGAGACCTCCACGCACGAGCGCATCATCGCCGCGACGATTGCGTGGGATCTCACCGACGGCGGCGAGCCGATCCCCTGCACGCCGGAGCACGTCCGGCGCATCTACGAAGATCCCGCGACGTCGTGGATCGAAGGGCAGGCCCAGCGCCACTTCTTCGACACCGCCCGTTTTTTTCCGACGGCGCCGAGCGGCTCGTGAACTACGCCGCCCACCACTTCAAGCTGAACGCCCGGGAGGGGAACGCGACACTGCGCGCCCATCTCACGGCGCTCGCGAAGCGTGGGAATGCGCAGGCGCAGCGCGAACTTGCCGGCCCCGAGTGCCCGGCGTGGATCATGTACCTCTGGCGCTGGTTTCTGCAGCTCCACGCGCGCCGCGGCGCGGGCATGAGCGGCCCCGCGCGCATCACCTGGACGGACATGGATGCGTGGGCGCGCCTGACGGGCACCGACCTCTCGCCGTGGGAGTGCGACGTGTTTCTCGCCCTCGACGCGGCCTTCTTTGACGCCGCCGCGCCGGTGACTTGAGGATTTCATGGCCGACATCGCCGAACTTGCCGTCAAGGTCACCAGCGACGGGGTCGATCGCGTCAAGGCGCAGCTCTCGTCGCTCGCGAGCGAGACCGCCAAGACCGAGAAGTCCATCGGCACGCTGCGCGCGGCGGCATTGGCCACCGGCGCGGCCCTCGGCGTCGGCTTCATCGGCGCGAAGGTCATCAGCAACACCATCGAGTCGCAGAACGCGATGGCGCAGTTGGAGGCGCGGGTCAAGTCGACCGGCATGGCGGCAGGATTCAGCGCCGGCCAGCTCGACGAGATGTCGGTCGCGCTCGCGCGACAGACGACCTACGGCGACGAGGCGATCAAGTCGGCGCAGTCGCTCCTCCTCACGTTCACGAAGATTCAGGGCGATACCTTCCCCGCCGCTACGCAGGCCGTCGCGAATCTCGCCACGGCGATGGGCGGCGATCTGAAAGGCGCGGCCCTGCAGCTGGGCAAGGCGCTGCAAGACCCCGAACAAGGACTGACCGCCCTCCGGCGCTCCGGTGTCTCGTTCTCCGACGCGCAGCAGGAAGTCATCAAGGGGCTGTTCGCGACGGGGCGCGAAGCCGAAGCGCAGGCGATGATCTTGAAGGAGCTCGAGAAGGAGTTCGGCGGGGCCGCGCAGGCCGCACGCGGGACGCTGGGCGGCTCGCTCACGGCGCTCCGCGAAGAGTTCGGCAACCTGTTCGAGGCGAACAAGGAATCGACGTCTGGCCTCGTGGCGTTCATTGACGCCGTGACGCGCGGAACGGCCGCCCTCAACGAGCACCGCGGCGCCATCAGCGGCGTCATTGTCACCGTCGGCGCGGCCGGATTGGTCGCCGCGCTGTATGCGGCGGCCGGCGCGACCGCTGCGCTCGTGGGCGGCGTCGCCTCGCTCGCCGAGGGATTGCTGGCCGCCCGACTGGCGGCGGCGGCGTTTTGGACGGCGATCACGGGACCGGTCGGCGTGGCTGTTGCCGGTGTCGCCGCCGTGTCCGTCGTGATGGGCAAGCTCCTCGGCGATCTCGGCAAGGCCAATCAGGAGATGGACGCGCGCGAGGAAGCTGACCGCTACATGGTGCAGGTCGCGCTCAAGCGCAGGAACGCGGAGCGCGAGGCGGCCGAGCAGGCGAAGCTCAAGGAACAGGCCGCCGCGCTGGCCGCGAAGCGCCAGGCGGATGCCGACGCCGCCGAACTCGCGGGGATGGAAGCCAAGATCCGCCGCGAGCGCGAACTGGCCGACGCGAAGCAGGTCATCATCGACAAGCTCGACCGCGAAAAGAAGTTGCACGAGCAGATCCGCGACCTGCTGTCCGGCAACGGCCCCAGCCCGAAGGTCGGCGGCGGCGTGACGATGCCGAAGTTGACGACGTGGATCGGCACCGGCTCGGCGCCCGTCGGCTCCGGCATCGGCGCCGGCCAGGAAGCCTCGGCCGAGTACGCCGCGACATGGAAGGCGCGGCTCGATCAGGTCGTCGCGGGCATGACGAAGGCGACGCACGATATGAACCAGATTCGCGACAACTTCCTGCGCGGCCTGCAGGAATCGTTCGCGCGGACGTTTGAGACGATCTTCACGAAGGGGATTCGCGGGTTCCGCGATCTGTTCGCCGGCGTCGCGGACCTCGCGAAGCAGGCCGCTTCGCAGCTGGCCTCGTCGGGCCTGATGACGTGGCTGTCCTCGACGTACCGCTCGGGCGGCGGCGGATTGGGCGGGATCGGCGCGATCCTCTCGGCGGGCGGCGGGCTCGGCTACGCGGGCGTCATCGGCTCGCTCATCGCGGGGTTCGGCTCGGCGGCAAAGGCCGCGAACGAAGTCGCCGCCGCGATGACGCGCCAGCAGCAGGCGCTCACGTCCAACCTGCGCGGCTCGAATGACCCCACGAAGTCGCTCACCGATCAGGTGCTCGCCGCCCTCCTCGGCTTCAAGGGCATCCGCGTCGGCACCCGCGAGGGATGGGACGCCGCCGACCTGACGGGCAAGCGCGGCATCCTGCAAAACGCCCTGAACGATGAGGCGCGGTTCTCGAGCGACACCCGCCGTGCGCAGGCGTATGCCGAGGCGATCAAGCAGCTCGACCTCATCATCGAGAAGGCGGCGCGCGATCAGGCGAAGTTGAACGAGGCGAAGCAGTTCGAGCTCTCGCTCACCGAGCGCGATTTGCGCGTGCGCGAGCTCGCGGCGATGGGCTACGCCGACGAAGCCGACGCGATGGCCCTGTTCAACCGGCAGGCGCGCGAGTTCGGCGAGGCGGTGCGGGCGGGCTGGGACGAGGCGATGCTCGCGTACCTCGCCCATGTGCAGGAGATCGAGCGCCAGCAGGTCGAACAGGCGAAGACGGCGCGGGATGCTGCCGACGCCGCACAGAAACTCGCCGAACAGCAGGCCGAGCTCGCGCGGCAGGCCGAGGAGGCCGCCAATCGCATCGCCGCCGCCCAGCAGCGGGCCGCCGAGTATGCCGCGAATCTGGCGCAGGCGACGGAAGATCTCGGCGTGCGCATGCTCAAGGCGCAGGGGCAGGCCGAGGCCGCCGACAAGCGCGCGTTTGAACTGCAGCAGCAGCGGGAGCGGCGTGCCATCGAGCAGGACATCGGCAAGTTCACCGCCGAGCAGATGGACATCCAGCGCAAGCGCACGGCGACCGGAATGTCGGGCGGCGGCCCGACCTACGGCTTCGACCCCGTGCTCGGCTACCTCGGATCGACGCAGGCGCAGGCCGTGCTCACCGCGCAGTTCTTTGCCGTGCAGTCGCAGATCGACGAGGCAAGGAAGTACCTCGAAGAACTCGCGAAGGTGCAGGCCGCCGAAGCCACCGCATTCGCGAACGGGCAGTCGATGGCGGGCGCGTCCGCTGCCGCGCCCGGCACGGCGGGCTCGTTCAACACGATCGTCTCGCGCGCCACGAGCGCGCAGGGCGACCGGATGGTCGATGAACTCAC